TTTTTGAGTATTCTTCATCGAATTTAAATCTCACAAATATCTCTCAGGCAGGCAATTACAGTGCGGGAGAGTCTGGTAGATGGTCTTCTGCCCAGTTCGGTAAGGTTGTATTAGCGGCAAACGGAGAAGAGATTTTGCAAGCCTATACACTGGGGACAAGTAGTAACTTTGCAGATGTGGCAAGTGCTGCTCCGACTGCGCATTTTGTAAGTGTTGTCAGAGACTTTGTAGTTTGTGGAAGAACCAATGAATTTCCAAACAGAGTTCTTTGGTCAGATATTAATGATGAGACAGACTGGGTTCCAGGTCCAACTTCTCAGAGTGATACCCAAGATATTGCCGATGGTGGAAACATTCAGGGAATTACAGGAGGCGAGTTTGGATTAATCTTTTTACAAAAAAGTATTTCTCGGATGACTTATGCAGGTGCTCCACTATATTTTCAGTTCGATACAATTAGTAGAGGACTGGGATGTTTGGAGCCAAAATCGATTGCTCAATATGGAAATCTTTCGTTCTTTTTGAGTGATGATGGGTTTTATATGTGCGATGGAACAAAGGTGATTCCCATCGGTGCAGAAAAAGTAGATCGATTCTTCTTTAATGATGCAGAACTTGCTCTTTTAAATAATATGAGCGTAGCAGTTGACCCTGTAAGAAGGTGTGTATTTTGGTTATATACGAATAACTCTTCTGCGCAATCCATCATTATTTATAACTGGCAGATTCAAAAGTGGAGTAGAGGAGAGACCACTGCAGATTTTATCTCTAGTGTTGAGACAGAAGGAATTACTCTCGAATCATTAGATAATTATTCTTCTAGTATTGATGCACTGGGAATTAGTTTAGATGATCGTTTTTGGGTGGCAGATAATACATTACTTGCCGGCGTACAGGATGCAAAGATTGTTGCTTTTAGTGGAGCAAACTCTGGAGCAGAAATTGTAACGGGAGACTTAGTTAGTCAGAACTCCATCATTACTTTGGCAAAACCGCAGATTGATGGCGGTACTGCAAATGTAGCGGTTGCAAGTAGAGCAAGATTAGATGGTGCAATTGCTTTTGGAACTGTTGCGCAAGCTGATGCAGAAAATAGATGTTCTGTAAGATCGCATGGAAGGTATCACAGAATCAAAGTTCTTCCTAGTGGAAATTATACAAGTGCTGTAGGAGTAGATTTAGATATCAAGGCAGGAGGGATGCGTTGAGTCAATACCGCGTACTTCCTTATAGTGGTGCCGAGCCTCGCCAGATATCCGAGGTAGTAAATAATGCAATGGCAGGAAAAATTAATAATACCGGCTCGATTAATTTAACTGCATCAAGTGCAACGCAAACCAATTTAGATGATGCCCGTATTGGCCCAGATAGTGTCATAAGTTTTATGCCAACCAATACTGCATCAGCAAGTTTTGTAGGAGATATGTTTATTAGTAGTAGAGCCGATGGGTCTGCGGTAATTAGTCATTCTATTAATACCGAGGCAAGTGCAACCTTTTCTTTTACGATTACAGGTTGATAGAAAAAGTATATATTGCGCCAAAAGATTTACGGGCGCACTGGGATTATCTACGTCCCAAATTAGAGTTAGTTTTACAAAAGAGTCCTGAACAATGGATACCGGAGGATATCTATGCAGATATTCTTATTCAGAATTCCTTGCTCTGGATTGTTTATAACAAACAAATTCCATCTGCGTTTGTAGTTGTTCAAAAACAAGATTTGATCTTGCATTTATGGGCAGGGTATTCCGGAGCAAATGTAAAAGATCAAGAGCAGTGGAACATCATAGAAGAGATTGCAAAAGAGTTGAAGTGTACAAAAATTACTTTTGGCTCATGGAGAAAAGGTTGGAGTCGTAAAGCAAGAAAGTTTGGCTTTCAACCATATAAATATTTTAAGGAGTTAGAAAAATGAGTTTAGGAGGCGGTGGCACCCAAACGGTTTATCAAAAACTAGACCCCAGTCAGGCTCCCTTTGTGGAGTACGGGTTACAAGAAGCACAAAACCTGTATGAATCTGGCTCGCCTATGTATTTTCCTGGGCAAACGTATGTCGGTCCGAGTGATCAAACACAGTCGGCACTAGCGGCAGCACAAAATCGAGCAATACAAGGAAACCCGTTAGTACCTGCGGCACAAAGTCAGTTTCAATCGACAATCGAAGGCGATTATTTATCAGCTACGAATCCTTATTTTGCCAATCGATTTAATACAGCGGCAGATGCGGCTCAACAAAGGTATTTCGATGCAATGAATCAGATTAACTCGCAGGCATCGATGGCAGGAAGATATGGCTCAAATGCAATGGGTCAACTGCAAGATCGGGCAACAAGTCAGTTTGCAAAGTCGTTAACAGATACCGCAGGGCAACTAGCGTTTGATAATTTTGCGCAAGAACGTGCAAGACAATTAGCGGCAGCGCAATCAGCACCGGCATTAGCCGCGCAAGATTATGCAGATATCGACAGGATGCTTTCATTAGGAAACATCGCAGAAGGGTACCAACAACAAGCGTTACAGGACTCTATCAATCGATTTAATTTTGAGCAGGGATTACCACAAAACAAACTCCAAAACTTCTTATCTGCGGCCTATGGTGCGCCTATGGGTAGTATGCAAACCAATGCTATACCCAGAGGAGGTATACAAGGCTTGTTAGGTGGTGCGCTAACCGGAGCGGCTCTTACTTCTATGATTCCTGAAGGTGCAACCGGTATTGGAGGGTTCCTTGCGCAGAATCCTTATGTTGCGCCTATTGGGTTAGGTTTAATGGCATCCGGTATTTTTGAGTAAGGAAAAAAAATGGTTCAAAGCATTCTCGATAAATACAGACTATCTTCCAATTATGGAGCAACTCCATCATCGGACTATCTATTAGGTTCAGCAAACAATGCAAATCCTATGGTTCCAAAATCAAAACCTCAGAATCTAGGATTGTTGAATTTATCTTCAAACTCGAATCCTATGATGGGATTATTGGGTAATCCATTATTTGCAATTGGTACAGCACTATTAAATCCGAGACAGTCTTTCGGACAAAACCTGCAACAAGGTTTTCAAAACCTTATGCAACAACAAATGTATAAGCAGGAGCAGGAGAGAAAAAATCGTGCGGATATGTTGCAACTTTTAACATTGCAAAATCAATTAAAACCGAAACCAGTTGGTTCTCCTATAAAAGTGCCTGGAAAAGATAATCAAGTAGATTTTGTTCAACAATATTCAGATGGAACAATGAGAAATCTCGGCCCTGCATTTGTAAGTCCTACGTCTTTTGAGCAAAAAAAACAGTTTGTTTTAGGAGATATGACTGATAAAGAGATATCTGAAATGAGTGTAAAAGAAAGAGCAGATATATTCAAATCATCTCCTAAAGTAGAGGTAAATACATCAGATAAAACTGCGGTGGCAAAAGAAGTGAGAAGTATAAAAAACGACTTTCGAAAAGATAAGTTAATTGTTGATGCTACAGAAAGAATTAATAAGTTTAAAGAAATGGAAAGTTATGTAGCAAATCCGAGTCCATTTGGAGATATCGCATTAATATTTGCGTTTTATAAAGCGATTGACCCAACATCTGTCGTTCGAGAGGGAGAGTTTCAAGTTGCAGAAAATGCTAAACCTCTTGCACTTAAATTAAAAAGCACTTTGCAAAAAGTTAAAACCGGAGAAAGACTTTTACCACAAGAAAGAGAAAGGTTACTTGAAGTTTCACGAAATATTGTAGAAGCGCAGAGGGCCGCAGTAAATCGTAAAGTTGCAAGTTATAGATCAGATTTAAATTTCTTAAATTTACCAGAGGGAAGTTCTAACGTTGAAATAGAAAATCCTTTCATTGTTTTTGACAAAGGCTTAGACAAAGATACGTTAGGAAGTTTACAAAATCAAACAAGGTCTGACATTAATGTATTTACGGGTTCTGGTAATCAAAACAGTGGAACCTCAGCCAATGACAAAATTAAAAAACTATTTGGGATGGACTAATGAAACTAGATCAAATTTTAGATTCACTGTCAGAGGAAGATAAAAATGCAATCCTAAACATGGACGTTGAAAGTTTATCAACGGACGGTGTGCGAAAGTTGCAATCCAATAAAACGGTTTTTTCCAAATTTCGAACCTTAGCAAAAGAGCAAGGAAAAACAGATGCTTTGGAAATGAAAGTATCGGATG